CAACATGGGGAGGCAACCTCAAGATGATTTAGTAGAGTACAATCGGCAGTTGCAACAAAGACTTGCACCCCAACCTGCACTTAGAACAAGGCAAGCAACTCCTGAAGAAACCGCACAGAGGGAGACATTAGCACCATATACCGCTCCACAATTACAAGCGTTGGGTCAACACTTAGGGCAACCTATGAGTGATTTACGAGCACAACAAATGCGTGCAGGTAGTCAACCCGGACAAACATTTTTCGATATATCTGAACAAGACCCAACATTGGTCTATAGAAGTGAAAAAGACATACGAAGCGCCATTGGTGAGATACAAAAAGCAATGGAAAAGATACAGATGAAAGAAGCATCAAATGAGGCTAGTATTCAGAAGTACTTACCACGAACACCTTTAACAAATTCTTTAGATGTTGGCATATTCGCTAAGTCGATGAACCTGACTAGTCACGACATATGGGCTATCAATTCATCAAAAGGTGACTGGGAAGATGTTGCTAAATCTTGGGATGTTTCCTGTGATATGGTCAAAGCAATCAAAGTAGCAATGGGGGCATACCATGGGTAAGATACTTGTCAAGGCTCCACAGGCTGTTATGGATACTTCTGGTAACATGCAGTTCCTATATGGCGGTGACAAAGGTAGTGATAGGGGTAGTTTACCAGCAAGATTGCTTGGTGGTGCTGGTAAATTTGCTGGTGCAGCACTTGGTGCTACTGGTTCTCATCAGAGTTTACAGAGTTTGATTGGTGGTATGCAGGGCGGTGCTGCCATGGGTGAGCAGGCTGGTAGATACATAGGTGGTTTGAGCGATAAGTTGTACGGCGGCAGAGAAAGAATGGCCCGTAGAAAAATAAGGTCTCAAAGAGATGATGACTATGCACAAATGGCAGCCAGACAACCGTCAACTTTGCAAGGTAGAATGGATAGAGCAATGAGTGCAATTAGACCTTTTAGAAATAGAAGAGACCAAGCCTTGGATGCTTTTAATGTAGAAGAGGCTGCTCGTGCTCAACAACAAAAAGACCAAGAAAGATATCAAAATATGTACAGAGATGCAGTATATCGTAGACAAATAAAAAATCTACTAACCCCAAGTGAGGGCAGTCCTATGGATGACGCCATGGACACCTTAGCAGGGAAAATGGGGGTGGGACTTGCTCCAGCAACAAGAGCGGCTGAAATCTATGCACAGGCTCAAGAGCCTATGACAACAGAGCGAGCAAATACAGTTTTGGGTGGAGGTGCACCGTTTAGCACTGCTGGTAAACCGATGGGGATGGCAGCCCCTATGACATCAGTTCCCCCTGTTGGACAAATATTAGGGGGCGGTGACCAAATACCTGACGGAATGGGTGACCATTTTCCGTCTCAACCTTCACGACCACCACAAGAACAAACACCAGCGACACCAGAAAATCTTTCACAGGGTATTCAAGCATTAAGTCCAGAGGAATTGGAACGAATAATAGCGAGCGCTAATAAAGGAGGGAGTGAATTTGCTAACAACCCCTTAATGAATACACCACTATTGGGTGATATGTGATGGAAGATGAAACTTCTATAGCCAACCTAGTGAAGGAAATTGATTGGGAACACTCAAAAAAATCATTTAGATATTTCTTTGAAGATATTCTTGAATTCGATTATTCTACTCATCATGGACAGTGGGAAAAAGGGTTGAATGAAAATCGATTCTATTGTGTAAAAGCGTCTCGTGACCATGGTAAATCTACTCTATTTATGTCATATGCCCTATGGATTGCAGCATTTACAGAGAAAACTAGCATCATGATATTCTCACATTCTCTAGAACAGACCCTAGAACACATGCGTTTTATCCGTATGCAGATAGAAAACACCCCTATACTCAAGCATTTGAAGCCACAAGGTAGACCTTGGAACAAATCTTACTTCGATTTCAGTAATGGTAGCCGTATTATGGCTAAGTCGGTGGGTGGTGCTACCCGTGGTTTCCACCCAGATGTGGTAGTTTGTGACGATATTCTATGGGGGACATCTGCATCTGAACTACAAAGAGCCGCAGATTGGTTCTATGCAGTACTTTTACCTGTTCTGCATCACAGTTCTCGCCTTATGATGGTAGGTACACCCTTCAGTTACAACGATTTGTATGCTGAATTAGAGGAAAAAGACACATTTACAGTCGAAACATACCCTGCAATTTTGGCAAATGGTGACCCATTATGGCCTAATAGGTGGCCTTTAGAGGCCCTCAGAGTGCGTGAATCGTCTATGCCAGCCATAAAATTCGCTCGTGAATACCTCTGTGAGCCTATTCACGACCTATCTAGTATGTTCCCAGCCGATATTTTAGAGGATGCGAGGGACGAAAACCTCATTTTATTGGAAAAAGCAGAGTCAGAATATGATGAAAACGGTGAAAATACAGGTATTTTTGGTCAACATTTCATAGGTTGGGACCCTGCAATTGCGTCAGATAAGAATGCAGACTATACTGCAATGGTCATATTACGCAGTCCTCCTGATAGCGAAGAGAAACAAGTAGTGCACATTGTAAATGAGAGGGGGTTGAACAGTAATGCTCAGCGTAGAAAGATGATTCTACTTAATAATCGATTCAAACCTGAACTCATCGAGTTAGAAGGTAACAATTTTCAGCGTATGTTTGAGACTGAGTTGAAAGATATGCGTGACGACATACCTATTCGTACTGTTATGACTACTCGACAAAGAAAAGAAAGCATGTTTATGTCTTTACTTATGGCTTTTGAGCAAGGTAAGATTAGAACCCCTTGGGGAAATGAAAAGAGCAAAGAGTTTACTCGTACTTTGGAAACACAACTCAACCGCTTTGGTATGAATAAAGATGGTAAAATGGAAAGTGTGGGTGTCAATGATGATATGGCTATGGCGCTTGCTTTAGCGAATTGGGGCACAAAAGAATTTAGAGGTAATGTTATCTTGCTAGATGATGACGACATGCCCGGGTTCACCGACTGGATAACTACAGGCACTGATGTCAGGCCATCCCCGGGATGGTTTACAATATAGAGAGGGGTAATGATGTGGAGTTCTTTGGCAGTAAGTAATGGCGATAACAGTTTGGTAGATATATTAGTGAAGCACCCTTTGCTAAATGGTAACCGCCAAGAAGCAGATACTATACTAAAAAGTGCGATTAAGATGCCTGAGACTGATAATATAGTTCGCCAACTACCATTCCCACCAACAGGTGAAGGTTGGTTGAAGGCTTATACTGGGAAGAATGCATCCACATTAGTTAAACAACTCAAGAAGTCTCGTAGATTTCAAAAATCAATCAAGTTAGAAATTGATGAATTAGTCGATACTATACGTTTGATTAAAGAACAGGAGGTAAAGGCTACCTTAGATGCTATCAGTTGGGCGGATAACCGTCAAGATACTATTCGTGCGTTAGGTTTAGAGGATAGAGATTTGAAATCATTGAGGTTATTTCACAATGCTCGCCAATCTTCTTTGACAAAGGCTTGTGATATGTGGGAAAACGCAGAGGCCTCACTTAAGATGCTAGATGATTTTGACGATGTCTGGGGGCAAGAAGAGCAAAATGCGTGGGTAAACGCTATGCAACTCAAGAAAGACGCTAGAAAAGTTTGGAAAAGTTCTTTGCATCAAATAGACAAATTGTCTCCTAAACAGATGCAGATACTTAACACTGTTAAAAAAGAACTTTCTATAAGAGGTCCAATGTCAACCCGTTCTATGATTGAAAATAATCCTAGTTTACAAGGTAGACAAGGCACTACTCCTACACGTTTGTCACAATTAATCAAGATGTATGGGGAAGAAATGAACATTATCAAAGGTGCTAGAGATACCAATAAGGGTGAACAAAGGTATGTTCTAATCAAATCAGATGGTCTAGTGCTTAAAGATTCAGACATATGGGGCTACAGTGCAGGGTTTTTAGATGCTGATGGCAGCATATACATCACTGACAGAGGTGAACCTAGGGCTTCTTTCATTGCAACTGGTAGTCGGGGTAGATTACATTGTGAGCATTTGCACAAAGTGTTAGAATGTGGTACATTACAACTAGACCAAAAAGTGTACAAAGATGGACAAAGGAGTCAACATAGGGTATCTTTTACTTCTAAAGATGACCTAAGAAAGTTACTCACTGGACTTTTGCCACACCTGTGCATGAAAGAGATGCAGGCAAAGGCTGTACTACAATACATTGATGAGTCCGATACTTCTCGGAAGGACCAATTGAAGAAAGTAGTTCAATATCTTAATTGGGATGGTACCTCTAAAAGTGAAAGTCTTTTGCAAAATTGGGGAATAGACAAAGACACTATAGGTAAGTGGGTGGAGGAATTATAATGGCGGACGAGAAATCAAGGGTTGGTAGGTTTTTATCAGCACTGTCTAGTCCTTTCAGAAGAAGGGCTACACCTGCCCCAACAATGCCGCTTTGGACTACTGGTATACAAGAACCAGTCTTAGTTCAGGGCGTAACATTACCAGCATTGTATGCAGTATCAACCGAATGTTTAATTTTAAGAACTGTTCTTACTACATTACAACAAGAGATTTTCAGAAGAGGGTATCATTGGGAAAAAGCATTCCATAAAAAATGTACACAATGTGATACAGAATATCAACATGATGTAGAAGTTTGTAAGCAGTGTTCAAGTTCTGAATTGGTAACCCCTGACCCGAGCCAACTGATTTACCCTAAGTGGTTTTTAGAAGAACGAAACTCTGTAGACCAATCCTTCCTTGATGTTATGAGAGAAATAGAATATGACCTTAACATTACAGATGATGCTTTTCTCATACTCATCAAAGAGTACTATGTAGATGAAGAAAGTGACGAAACTATGTTCTATAGGGTCAAAGAAATAATGAGAGGAGACCCTATCTTTATGAGAATAGTCGCTGATAAAAGAGGAGTTAGGGGAGGTAGGTTCCGAGTTTGCCCAATACATCGAGATGAAGTTAGGGGTTATCATGAGGAGGAAAAGACTTGCAATATTTGTAATCGTAAACTAGAGGACGTTCATTATGTCAATACTGCTGGTTCTGGTAAAACTCAATATTATTTAGATGGAGAAGTATTGCATGTGTCAAAATACATGCCTAGTAAATTGTATGGTCGGTCTCCTGTTTCTACATTATGGAGACAAGCGATGACTCTCACTGCTATGGACAATTATATGTACACTATGTATTCTAAACGCAGGATGCCTAGAGGACTTATTTCTATTACAACTGACAATCTTGAGTCAATGAAGTCATTTTGGAAAGGTGTTGATGAAAAATTAGAACGTGACCCACATTATATCCCTAAGATTGGGATAGAATCTACCACTGGTCGTGGTGGTGTGAACTGGGTCAAGTTCATGGATTCATTAGAAGAGATGCAATATACTGCTACAAGAGATGAAATGAGGACCCGCATTGCTGCCTTTTACGGAGTATCAAATGTATTTATGATGGACACTGGTAAATCTGGTGGACTAAATAATGAAGGTTTACAAGTATTGGTCACAAACCGTGCTGTAGAATTTGGGCACAAAGTATACACTGAGAACTTGTTCCCCAGATTAATGAAAGAGATGGACGTTACCGATTGGAAAATCACACTCTATCCTTCGGAAGAAGAAGATGAAATCACTCGATTACGCCGAGATGAAATGGAAGTTAACATTGCACAGCGTATGTCTATGTTAGGATATCACGCAGAACTGTTAGAAGAAGGCACTAGAGATATCAGATTCGTATATCAACAACCACCACCCGGTTCACAGATGCAGCAACCACAGATGGGAGGTATGCCCGGTATGGGTATGCAGATGGGTGGAGGTATGGGCACACCCGGAGCACTGCCGAGTCGTAATATTCCTCCAGCACTAGCAGGTGCGATGGGAGGAGCAGCCCAAGCAGGCCTACAAAATCCCGGTGGACAAGGGTTTGGTATGAGGAATCGTGGTCCAGCAAGTCCACAAAACAGGACAACAGCAGGCTCAGGCTCACCAGTATCTAGTGTGCAACAAAGAGGCCCTATGCCGGGGCTGATGGAGCAGACATCAAACGCCATTCAAAACGCCAATCGATTTAGGGGAGCATGAGAAAGGTTCAATATATCAGAGGGGCTGCGGTAGGCATGGTCGAATTGTTAAAACTGGACCCGATGGCACGAAAAATGAAAGTACATGTAGATGGATTCTACAAGGCGATTGAAGATAGCGACTCTAGTTCTGCACGAAATCACATCAATGAAATTCTCAAGTATGGTGAGTATCTTTCAAATGATATTGAGCAAATAATCACTAAGCGAGATACATCCGAGGGCGTAAATGATATGTTCGGAGGAGGCTTCCCCGTGCCTAAATTTAACACAGTGGAGCACATACACAAATCAAACCCGAATGTTTTACCCGGTACTATCCGTACCAACCGCATCGGTAGTATAATGAGGCCACAAAGTAATCGTACTTTACAATAGGTGATTTTATGACAGAAGAGCAGTTAGTAGAGGGGAATACTGCGGAAAGATTGATTGAAGTTTTGATTAGCAAAATGGAATCTATGGACGCAACTATCAGTAATTTAAAACATGAAAATCATATTATCAAACAAAATATGGCTAACCCATCTAATTTATTAAAAAAGATGGGATTCGTATCCATGAAAACACCCATCGCAGAAGATGTCGTGGATGATTTGTTTAGAGGTAGTAGTGATGATATTCTTAAATCAGTTAACGCTGAAGGTATTGAAATACCAACAACAAATGAAGAATTTCACAATATGAGTTGGGAAGAAATACACGCACTTGCAGAAAGCGCATCAGGAACAGGTGAATGAAATGAAACCGAGATTTGAACCAAGAGATGAAGAATTTGACACTTTGCTTAGTAAAGCAAAGGAAGTAGAAGATAGAATAGCAAAAAGGTCGTCACAACCAGAATACACTGACAAGCAGGGGTCTACTCAAGGCTATCAGAGTTTTATGACTCAATCTGCTGGTAAAGACAATGTAAGGAGTGCAGGTTATTCCACCAACAATCATTTGATAGAATCTGAAGATGTGGCTAACAAAGGCGCTATATCTGAAAAAGTAGATGTGTTTGGTGCTTACAATACACACTACCCAACGAATGAATCAACATTGGGTAGTCACGAAATTGGTAGTGATGAGCAGCCTGCCGCATTGACCAAAATGCTAGGCACGAACGGTGACCAACTGACATTGGATACAATTGCCAAATCTGTGGAGCGCCTATCCCGCCATATTTGATGGCGGTGATGATTTGCGAGAATCTGCCTTAGATATTTACAAGCGGACTCGTGATACGTTCTTTAAGTCCATCATAGATAATGTCGGTAAGCCCGATGCTGCTGCCGAATATCATTTTGCTTCTCTAAATCTTTTACGACATAATCAAAACATACCTGACGGTGACATGGATTATACTCTGCAAACAATGATATGGCCTGTGTTAAAACAAGAAGAAGGGCCAGAACCAGTGCCTTACCCGGGCACTGATGACCCCGGTACAGTTCAAGAAGACATCCAAGGCTCAGGTTCTGGATGGTCACCTCAATCTGCTGTTGGTGGTGGTGTTTACGGTGTTAACAGACCAGAGGCTATGTCTGGTGTAGGTCACACTTGGTTTGGTAGAACTCAAACTCCTGAAGCCGATGTTGTTGGTAGGGGTGGAATGAATGTCAATATGGTTCACCCCGGTGAAGGTAGTTACCTTGGCACCAATCCTTTGGATGAAGAAATGCATCCTTTGACGCAGATGGTGCATCACCCTACATTTGGAAAGTTGCCTAGTTACATAGAAAGGCTTGCATCTTTTTACTTACCTGAAAAACACGGATTACCTTCACAAGCAGAATTAGATTCTGATAAAGACAAGGCTTGGGAACGCCATCATCTTACCACTTTAGATAAACAGGGTAATCCACATTTTATACTTCAACCATCACATTTGGGTCGGTCTGATAAAACAAACCATGATAGATACTTAACTCACTTTAATCAGTGGAGAGCCAATAACCCAGATTTAGATGAAGCATTTGGTCATCCAACACCCGAATCAGAGGATTACCACCATCTACAAATTGCACACATGGAAGATTTAATTGAAGGTTGGATGAGCCAAGAAAAAGACCAAGACGGTCACATGATTGGTCTGGGTGATGATGATTATCACTTTGGATTAGAGTTAGAATCTCCCGCTGACCGTTCTAAGGTATACGAACATATGCGTACACATGGCACTGACCAGCCGGGAGGAGACAAACAACTTGTTCAAACTGCGTTAGGTCATCTTGAGATGGGTAGAATCAAAAGAAACAATTGGTCAAGATTTAGTCCATTGTATGATTGGTGGGGAAGAGACGCTGACATGACTGGTGAGAATATGGAAGCCACTCAAATTCCAGAGGGTTCAGATGAAATAAGACCAGACACTGTGTCGCTTGCTTTGCAAAATGAAGGCCTTGATAGGTTCTTGGCACAGCACCATAACTTTCAAACTGGGCAGGGTCGAAAACATTTACCAGTTTGGCATAAAAAAGAACAGCGTTGGGAAATGCCTAGTAAGAAACAGAGGGGCACTAATTTCAGTACTTTACATATGTTAGCGGGTTATAATCCTGAAACAGAAGAGTTTTATGAACAGGGGCAGCACCCAGCCTATCCTAACTGGAATCCTGACAATGCTCCTATAGAGTTAGAAGATTACAAGAAATTTTTAGACAATATCAGTGGTTACGCCAGTGATTTGTATCATGGTAGAAGAGGGCAGAATGCTAGCCAGTTTCACCGTTCTCAACACATCAGTCCAGACCACCATCCTGAATCATATCACCAAGGTGATAATAGCACTAAATCAACTCACTGGGGAGAGCCATTTCGTCACACTGGAGGATTAGGTAGAAACCACGATTCTCTTCTCGATATATATCATGATTCTCACCTTTATGATAGAGACGGTAGTAAATCACATTCTTTGTATGGCACCAAGATACATTCTGATTATATCCCTTCTTTGGATACAGTGAGCGGAAATAGTTGGTTGCATAGCCAAATGAATCTAAACCAAGTGTTTCCTCATATGGATTTAGACGAATCGTTTGGTGGAGGGTATGATAAAGCATACACCCCACCAATCAAAACAGCAGGACTTTTTGCACCATTCAACCCTTTGAGTGTAGAAAGACTCCGTTATACTGTAAAAGGTGAGACTCCACAGGGTGTGAAATTTGAACGTGAGAAAGCGAAATACATGGCCCCTTCTCCTTCTCAAATATATTCACCTCACAATACTACAATGGAGACTGCGGTAAAGGGTGGTAAAGGTGATTTTAGAACTACTTCGGCTGCACACGATGGTCCGCCTCATAACCATATGAGTAAACGCTTCCACAACGAATTTATGGATAAATCGAAAGATGATGCACTTGCTGCTTTGAGGAGAGGGCAGTGGGAAGGAGAAAGTGCTAGTGGTAGAGGCGTATCTACTAGAGGTACTTATTCTAATTTAAGAAGTCCTCATAGTCGTAAATCAGATAGGTTTGGCGTAGGAGAACCAATTAAAAAGCCAGCCAGTATATCACATGCTATCGCTACTCAAGGTGGTTTACATCATCCTCCACTCAATCCTCAAAGAAGCATGTGGATACCGCATGGTCAAGTGGGTGGGGTCGAAACAGAATTGTCAACTGGTACACTTCAACAATGGCGCACATTAATTGGTGCTGACAAGCCAACACCTTCGGAACGTGGTGGTAGATTTGTAGAATCGAATTTGGTGGGAGAAGAAGGTCAAAGATATCCAGAGGATATGCCTCCTGAACAAATAGCATTAGAAAGAGATGCAGATGAGGCTGCTGAAGTTGTTGGTCACTTAAGAGACGCATTCGATAGTACAGACGACCCTGAAGAAAGAGAAAGAATCAGACCTATACTACACGAGGCAGAACGTATAGCGAGAACATATGAAGACATGGTAGAGGATGAGTTGGGAGTAGAGCGAGAGCCAGCACATTGGTCCAATTTACAAAAATTAGATTCTCGTGATAAAAAGTTTGCAGAGGATTTGAAAGTCAAGGCAGAGATGACCAAGAAGTTAATACAAGAAGCAAGTGACCAAGGTATGCCAGTAATCACAGATGATTTTGACACTACTGTGGCAAATATACAGGCTTTGGCTGAACACGCTACAAATCACCTCAATGGTAATCCACACAAGGTGCACGGGATGATGGGTCATGGGTTAGCCGAAAGAGAAGTGTTTAGACCGACTACTGGTGGAGGACAGTATCATAATAATATGCGCTCACTGGTTGACGGGAGTTCAAACAAACTTAGTTACAATCACAGTGATGATGCCTATCGTGAAGCACTGGGTTTAGATTCTGATGATTCACACCATGACGCACTTTTAGAATCGGTTAGAGATAAAATACACCATCTTTCACAATTGTCAGGTGGCGATTTCAATATGGATTTCCCAGTTATGAAAGTAGCAGACATGTTAGGAAAGCATGGCATGTCTTCTATTTTTGGAGAAAGGCACTCTTCCTCTCCTTTGGAAGGTAACTTGATACAAGATACTCATGATTACCATGGTCATTTGAGATATGTTGGAGGTAGACCTAAGTATAGAGGCCCTGCTGATGATGAATCTAGATTACAGGCGCCTACTCAAGCAGCAAGTCGTTTAGCGAATATTTTAGAAGGACAATCTGGCGCTTTGAATAATGTTGGTTTACATCATGTAGGTGCCCCTCATAGACACCCTGACCATAATATGGAAACAACACCTAAGAAACTCTTGGGTGGTAGTAAAAAATACGGTACGGGAGAAAAGGGCGAAATAAATAAGTTAAATACTATTCATAGATTAGAATCTGTGCTGATAGGTGACCCCCATTCTTCCCCTCAACAAAGAGAAGAATTTGCTACTAAAATGCACACTGAAGGACCTGTACCGATAGGTGATGCAGGTAAACCGCATGGTCATGGTGTGTCCAGTATCCACAATTCACCTGCTATTAGAATGGACCATGGTTACAAAAGAAGACCGACTATTAGACCAGTCAGGGGAAGAGGCGGCCATACTCACTTTGAACATGTTCCTGAAGGTTATGAAAGACGATTGGCAACTTTACCACTGGACTTTTATCGTATAGCAGCGAAAGAGTTGTTACCTTATTTCGGTCCTCATCATTATGAAGGGGGTATACCTCTCGACATCATGCCAGCCGCTATGCGCCGACATACTGTGAGCAATTTGGCACCTAAAGAAGAAGACATTTATCATGTAGTGAAAAGTCAATATTCACTTGCTTCACTTACCAATAACGACATACTTCTAAAATTCAATTCCGAAAAACCACCAGCGTTGCAACCGATGCATCGCATTTTCAAAGTAGAAGATTTGGAACATATTCAAGGATTTACTGGCGACTGGGTAGTTAGTGTTATGCCAGAAGGTGAGCGTCACTTTATTCGTAGAGATGGTGATGAAGTTAAGGCTTGGGAAGGTTTGACTGGTAAGTCTGTAAAATTAGAAAATGATTTGATTGAGTCTCTAAAAAAGACTACTGACAAAGATTTCTTCATTGACGTTGTTTATGATGGCAAAGAAATGAACGTGCTCGATGTTATAGAATATGATGATAATGATGTTCATGACGAAGCGTCCCAAGACCGTATCAAAGTTCTAAGGGGTGGTATGGAAAGTCATGAAAATGTGTTGATGCCCGGCGCTTATAACTCTAGGTTTACAGATGATGCTGGTCTAAAAATGACAGTAGAGTCATTACAAAAAGAAGGTAAAACCATTTTACTAAGAGATGCTAAATCAACTTATATGTTGGGAGAAAAAAGACATCCAAAGTGGGTTTTACTCAAACCCGGTAAAGATGTCAATTTGATTGTACTCGATAAAAAGGGAGAAAGCACATTCACATACCGACTAGGTATGGGCCCTATTATTGATGGAGAAAAGATTGGAGAGAGAAAAGTAGAGTTGGATGGTGAAACCTATATGGATGTTGGTACTGTATTTCACAGCACTGAAGAATTCAATGTAGGAGACTTTGTAAAGGTAAGTGTAGACAGTGTTACTTCTCATGAACAAGATGAGTCTACTATCTATACTATACACGCTGGAGAAATAGAAGGTGAGGCAGAAGGTGAAACTTTGGCTAGTAGAGAAACACTAAGCACGTTTACTAAATCTCATCCTGAGATGTGGCCTCACCATATAACGAGGTCAGATAGACATGTCATGATAAGTTTCCAACAAGGTAATGTAATTTACAAAGCCACTAACAGTGGTTCAAACTGGTATGTTCATTCACCTGCATCTGAAAGTAAATTACTAATCCGATTAGCAGAATCTCAACGACCTTTCTGGTCACCGTTAGCAGGCGTGGTCTTGAAAGCAGATTTAGACATTAAAGAAGAAGAAGCAAAAGCCGAAGTCAAAGAAAGTAAAGGTGATGGTAAACCGCTGATAAAGCCTCAGAAGGTACAAGGCACAGGTCACTGGGACAAAATAATACAATCTTTGAAAGGAATTGAGAAGTCAATAGGCAGTGTAGGTCAAACGTTCACAGGTGCAAAAGGGTTGGGAATTGATATGGCAACTCCTGTAGAATCACCCACTGGCCCTACTAAAACTAGAGACCAAAGTACTTTACCAGATTACGATGGTCGCCCAAGACCTGAAGAAGACCCAGAAAAACCTCGACCAAAAACAGCAGACAAGCCTGAGTCTATCGATTTGAATGTTGATACGGAAGAAGAAAGAGGTACTTTACATGTTGACAAAGATACGGCTGTTATACGCACTGCTTAAATAGTATGTATTAGACTCAAACTGCTCAATGGCTTCCGCAGCGATGATGAGAGCACCTTCCTTTGATGAGGGTTCTTTGCATATCATCAAGTCGTCTAATGACTTGGTAATCGCTGGTTACGCAAGTGTAGAAATGGTAGATAAGCAAGGTGACAAAATCACCTCTAACGCCTTGAAAGATGCTTTTGGAGATTTTATGAAAGCGTCTAACTACAGAAACGTGCAACTAGCACACTCTAACATACAAGTAGGAGAAGTAATCCCTCACTATACAGACAGTGACGGACGCATGTGGAAGTCAGCAGTCGATGATTCAGGTATGTTTGTTGTTATCAAACTACGTGACGACATAGAAAAGGCTCGTGAAGTAGCCAACCAGATTCGCAAAGGTTCCCTTAGAGGGTTTAGTATTGGAGGGCAGGCATTTAAGCGTATTAACAAGCATGATGCCGAGCACGGTAATTATACCGAAATCTCCAAACTAGAACTTCATGAGGTTACTATTTGCGAGAAAGGTATTAACCCGGAGGCGACATTCCGTATATTGAAGGAGGATACAAGTATGAATGGAAATGAAAACGATGCATTGGGAGAACTATCTAGTGTTCTTGACCGATTGAACAAGAAATTGGACGACATGGAGAATGGTACTCCGGCTATGGATAACGTAGCAAAAGAGTTCCCTCCTAAAATGAATGAAAAAGAAAAACCTAAAGATGAAGATGAAGGTGAAGAAATGGACGAAAAAGAAGATGAAAAGAAAGGCATGTACGGTGGCGGACATGATATGGAGAAAGAAGAAGATATGGAAAAGAGCGAATACTCTGATGTCATATCCAGCGACTATCTTCATTGGATGGAAAACACCCTGAAAGGACAAGGTGTAGATATTGTTGGCGCAAGAGACCACTTTGACAATATTGAGAAGGCTAATCTTGGTTCTACTCCTGAAGCAATTGGCGATGGTGCTGATTACTTCGGTGGACAAGTTAAAGGCCGTGCTCAAGAAGGTGGAAATCCGTCCACAAACGCTCTTAGCCGTGCTGGTCTAAGCAGTGGTGGCAGTGTACAGAAGTCTGACTTCCTTGCACCTGACAACGTTTCACCTGCTGATATTGAAGCAGCGTATGAAGTATACAAGGCTGCTGCAATCGAAGAGCAATTCAAGAGCAGTCTAAACACTGTTTTCGCAGATAGATTAAGCAAAGAACAAGTTGATGAGAGAAACGCAAGAGATGCTGCTGCATTCGATGCTCGTGGTCCACTAGGAGAAATCCAAAAGGCTATTGAGAACTTGAGTGGCAGAATCGATTCGATTGCTAACTCTGCATCAGAAGCAACTCCAGTAATGAAGTCGGCAAACAACCTCTCAACAGTAAACATACCTTCCGCAGAGGAATTAGGTACAATGAGTTGGGACGAAGTTCACGCACTCGCAGGGAGCGTATGGCAATAAATAAGGAGATAAAAAAATAAGGAGATGAAAAAATATGGCAAGAAATTATGTAAGAACAGTCAAAGACCTAGAGCGCTACTACTATGGCGCTGGCAACGCAATGGGGTATTCCTACAGTGGTTCTGAACTACTGAAAGCGGATGCACCAATGCTTAGCACAACTGCGGGTACATACCAAGCAATCTATGGACGAAAGGTATGGTCTCAGTTGAACCAAGAATTTAACGCATTCAGCATTCTACCAAAGAAACCTTGGGACAGAAGCGGATGGAGAGTAGTTACAGCAAAGCCTTCAACAGCAGTTGGCGGCGGTATTGCTGAGAACGGTACTCTACCAGACACTACCAAGCCTACTTTCCAAAATGTTGCTGCAAAGCCAAAGACTATCGCTCACACATTCGATATGAGTGAAGTCGCTATCTTCCTTGCTGACAAGGACGATGGACTTGGAGATATTCGCAGTGTACTAAAGGAAGAAATGGGTAAACACCATGCAGAACACATCAACCAAATGTTAACTGGAGATTGTGACACAGTAGCAGGTAACGACATTGAGTCCCTTGACAGAATCACTGGAAATGACGGTGGCTCTTCTGGTGGATTAACATCCATGGAAACAGGCAGCGCTTCCGCTGACCACTGTGGTGCATCTGACCTTGATATCTACAGCATTGACAGAAGTGCAAACTCATGGTCAAACGCAGAAGTAACTTGTGGTTCTGACCAAGATGCAGCAAACAGATTAACTCTTTCACTAGACCATCTTGATGGGATGTTCCAGAAGATTTGGGTACGTGGTGGAAATCCAAAGGTTATCTTAACTGGATATGACACATTGATGAGAATTCAACAATTGCTACAAAGTCAGCAAAGGTTCATGGAAGAAAAGAGAGTTACTCCAACCTACAACGGTGTTAAGGGTGTACCCGGTATCGAAGCAGGTTTCATTGTTGCAACATACAATGGAGTACCAATCATTCCATCCAAGGACGTTCAAACTGATGGTATCAGCAGAATGTATTTCTTAGACACTGATTACATGTACTTTAGCACTGGAATTCCTACACAATACTTTGAAAGTGGTATCGAAACTGGTGACCCATTCGCAATCAACAGATTGGGTCAGGAAGGACTTTACCGAACAATGGGTGAAGTATGGACAACTTTCTTTGGAGGTCAAGGTTCTATCCGTGACTTACAGTGAGGATAATGAGGAAAAAAATAAGGAGATGAAAAATTATGGCAACAGAAACATTAACAAGCAAAGGACTGACAATATCATTCGATGATGGTGATTTTAGTACAGGCACTGTCTCAGTCCTAATGGATTTAGACATGCGAACAGGAACACCAGTAGACGAAACTGGTTGGTTAAATGGAAACTCAGGCGGCTCATACCCGGGCACTCTAACAGGTTTTAACGCTAACAACGCTGATGGAAGCGCTGTCGGTGGTATGCGAATGGTAACCATTCAGGCTACCTTAGCAGACGCTGCTGAGCAAACAATGACTATCAGTGCAGGTGCTTCAAAAATTGTAGCAATTCTTGGCTACTCTTTCAACGTGACTGACAAAGACCTTCAATTGACTTTTACTAACACTGGAACTGCTCCTGCTACTAAGACTGGTGGTTCACTACCAGCAATTGTGGCTCATGGTGAAGCCGGTGGCCAGTTTACAGTAACAGTAATGCTACTTAACTGAGGTGCTTAAGTGCCTACGGTGACCTTTTTGGGTCCGTTCATGTGGAGACGCAGAGCGGACATAGCAGGCTCTTGGGAACGAGGGCAACCTGTTGAAGTATCTCAGGAATGGCTTAACCAGCACAGACATGCTTTATCACCTAAAGACTTCAAAGTCGAAGGTGATGCAGGGGTAACTGTCGATGCAGGAAACGATGGGCTACCTGACAAGGGTTGGACCATCAAAGATATCAGAGCATGGTTGGCTGAACACGGTGCTGAGACAAAGGGTTATGCTACTAAGACTAAACTATTGAAGCAAGTCGGAGAAGTATTGAACCCACCTAAAATAGAAGAACCAGAACCCGAAGTAATCGAAGAGACTATAATGGGGGAAGCGGTGGAAGAAGCAAAGGGGACTGAAGAATAATGGCATTTACATCTACAATTGATACCAGACCGACCGCATTAGGTAATCTAATGTTAATAACTGGAACGTTTACTAATGATAGTGGCTCTACAGGTAGTGGAATTGACTTAAGTGATATTTTGAGTTCAATAGTAGCCTGTGGTGCTAACGCAGATGCTACTACTCCGGGAACTGGCGCTGGTGTAGATGGTGCATTCGCTTTCATATCAGGAACTAGCATAGCAGTTCAGTGTGTGGCGAATCAGATTGGTACATGGTGGGCATTAGGTCAGCGCAATTGATAGGCGGTGACTAGTATTATTCCTGTGCAGTTTAGGAACCAAGCAGATACAACTTTCAAATCCCTTGTTACTGCTAGTTTTGATACTGGCCTAGTATCAGAAATAACACAGAATGGTTTATTTGTAGTCATAGGAAGGAAGTGATATAATGGCAAGTTTAACAGGTGTAAAGGTAAAGCAACTAGGGCCATTCCACCCTAAGTCTTTCGATGACGGTACTGCTGGTGCGGCAATACAGGCAGCAGTACAGGCTATTGATGATTCGACATCTACTACTTCTATTACAGATGTAGATTTTGTAAATATTAGGGGTAACATCTACGCTTTGGTGATATATGGGTGATGGTTTATGAACCCGTATGCGAATCTCGGATTAGATGATATAGAGCGTTTGGAAAAACGTGGCATTAAATTAGCCGAGAGTTATGGGCAAGGTTCTGTATTTAACGAAGATAAACCTCTAGAAGGTGTTACTAAGAAGCAACGCATTCGTAACAAAAAGGCTGGAGATGTTGTAAATATTGGTGCGGGTACTCGTTGCACGCATTGTGGTTTATTGCATTTCTGTTGGACTGCCAAGTGCTCTGCGTGCGGAAAGCAAATGGACTTTAACTTAGGGAGGAAGGAATCATGAGTCGTATCTTAGTCAAGGCACCTCGTAAAACCAAGGCCCAAAAGAAGGCAGAGGAAAAGAAAAAGCGTGATGAGGCTATGGCTGCTATTTCTGGTCCTAGAAAAGAAAAGCCAGCAGAAGAAAAGCCAGCAGAAGAAAAGCCAGATTCGGACATGAATAAGTTAACTCAGGCAATTGAAAACCTATCTGAAGAAGATAGAGCCAAACTTGCAGAGTCACTAGGGTTAAGTCCCGAACCTGCGGACCCAACACCTCGTTTTAGAGGGGGTGCTACTGAATTCGATAGACGTAGCCTTCAAAGAAGACGGTCTGCGCTTCCGGGAACTACTACAATAAAACCCGGTCCGGGTATACGAATCAGAGAAGAAAGAGAAAGAGAAGTTGACCCTGAAACTGGTAAAGTTACTTTTGAGCCTACAGGTAAAACGAAGGTCACACAAAGAGGAAAGAGAATCAACATTTTGAGCGAGCAAGACAAGATGCGTAGACAGGCTAAGCAAAGGCGAGAGGAAGCAGGGGCAGCGTCTAAGCGTTCAAGAGAAATGATGAGGGATATGCTGAGAGAAGACGAAGATAAAACCTACACTTTTGATAATCCACCTATTGGTCACGTAGGTGGTGATTTTGAATATAGTAAAGATTGGCCAATCCATAATAAATTGTTTGCACAAAAAATGAGAAACCCTGAAACTGGTAAGATGGAAATGAGTAATGCTTTCCAAAGACACAATTCTTTGAGCAGAATTTTGCAAACTTTTGCTACTAATTACCCACAAGAAAGTGAAAAGTGGTTGAAAATACCCGGGCTGGCTGACAAGGCTCGTGAGATAACTTCCATGGGTAAGAAAGAGCGTGCTAGATACATGCCTTTCCTTATCGATGCTATGACCAAAGCAATCAAGGCTGAACCTCAACTTTTACAAGACCAAGGTCTTAGACTTGCTAATACTGACCATTTGAGGCAATTTGCAGGTGGAGGCACATACGGTCCTGACATAAATCTCAATTACATCGATAGAATGGCAGCAGGTTCCGACATGACTGATGAAGAAAGAAGTCAAATGGAATCTGATAAGAAAAGAAATAGGCTCCTAGGATTTGCGTCAGACATGAATATACCTGAATCTCAAAATGATTTGTTTACACAACTTGTAGAGGGTCTGTTACAAGAGGCTCCTAACATGAGTGAAGAAGCGGCTGCTAAAGCGGTAGCAAACCAGATGCCACCACCTTCACCTTCACCTTCTACTGGTTCAGTCTATGATGACCCAAAAGTGTTTGGTGAGCAACCAGCATCTGCAAGACCAGCAACTGTTGGTACGCAAGGGGGCAAGGAAGGCAAAGCCACATTAGCATCTGACCGAGCCAGTGCATCAATGGAAGAACGTTCTGGAGATATAGCAGCGGCTAGACAGAGTAGGGCTATGGAGAGGGCTGCAAATATTAGAGCAAGAACAGGGGGAACAGCGCCTTCAACTCCTCCGCCTGCCCCTACTGGTGGTATGTCATTAGGTGACTTCTTGAAACCGGGGCCTCATGCTGTAGAGGGCGCAAGTGAAGGACCAGCAGTGCCTCGTAAACCCACCCTTGAAGAAGAAGATGATAGAATAGAGAACTCTGAAATTGGTTATCAATCATTAGGAGAAATGCTATTGAAGTCAATTGTGGAGGATATGTGGCAACGCACTTAAGGCCATACATTGTATGCGATAAGGTGAGGGAATGAAACATGCCACGAGTATTTAGTCCGGGTGAAGCAGAAACACGACCTCTTTATCCCGATGAAATAGTATATACAACTGCCCAAAAAGTGGCAGATTTACTTGGGATTGGTCCAAGTGAAGCAGTGCTGGCTAGTGCTAATACAGAAGCAGATAGAGTTTACGTTACAGGTGCAGATTATAGAGCACATGGTTTTGCTGTAGGAGATACCATTCTAGTTTACAGCGATGCTCAGGCGTTGGGTGTAGAGAAGGTAATCACAGCAGTTACTGAAGGAGGGTCTAACGGTGTTGCTTTGTATTTCACAGGTGACAATATTTCAAATATCTCGGACTATCAAACGGCTGATAATACTTATATTCAGAACCAAGCATCATTTACTAACGGTAAAACTCGTGGAATGAAACGTAGCACTGTAGAAGACCGTATCAAAGAAATTCAAGACCGTATAGATAGTTACACCCATAATGCTTGGAGACCATATCTAGCGGCTGCCGAGTACATCAATTTCGATACTTACAAGCCATATAGACGTAGATACTACACAGATTATGTAGGTACTACACCTTTGTTATTTCGTAACGTTCAACAAATGCTGCGTATAGAATTATGGCAAGGTGATGATTATCGTGAAATATGTGGCGCAGAGGCACGTATACAATTGCCTGAAGACATAAGAGCGTTAGCGGGCAAATCAATAGTAGTGTCTCCGGGCAATGGTTCAGCCGCTGTGTTAACGGCTGGCGCTTTAGGTAGTGCTACTAGTTCACAGTGGGCAGTTGATTTTGATAAAGTAACTAGTGCACAAGCCTTTGCTGATTTAGTTAATCAAGAAGATAGGGTGAGTAAATCGGCAGTTGCATTTTCACCTACATTTACTGTGCCCGGTTCAACTAGCAATGTCAATGTAAACCATGAATTTTTGGCAACAGCAAACTCAGATTATGGTGCAGGCGAAATAAAAATAACTAGTATGAGAGAGACCAAAGGTGGAGAGACTTGTTCTATAGTTGTCACAGACAGTAATATAGAATTAGCCCAAACTAACAGTAACACAGCAACTTTCAGTAGTCTCTCCTCAACTACGATTAATGTAGATTCAACAAGTGGTTTTGCAAAGGCTGGTGTTTGTGTAGATACTAGTGGGGATGTGTTTAGTTATACGGGTGTGACTGATACGTCATTTACAGGGTGCACTATCGTAGTAGGTAGTGGTCTGTCTGATATCGGTGGGACTCTTACTCAACATCGTTTCCAATTAGATTTAGTAGGTGGCTCTACAAGTGGAGACCACGCTAGACTCAAAGATTGGTGGTTAGACCCAGAAATGGGTATAATATATTTTAACAATTCATACCCTTTCTTTGAATACAACGCTGTTAAAGTTACTTACATTTACGGAGAAAGATACCTTGAAAAGGCTATAGAAGAAGCAGCCACAAAGATGGTAGCAGCAGACCTTCTCTTATCAGATGACAGAAGTGTATTGATTCCTGAAGGCACACAAAATGTTGATTTGGCATCTAAAATTCAATTGTATAGAAAAGAAGCAGAAACTATACTATCTAGGTACAAGGAAGTAATAGTGTTTGAGTGATTATTATGACAGCAACATGGAACGAAGCCATTGACACAGTAGTATCAATACTGAATGGTTGGAACCGTGCTAATACTGACAACATCAAACCAGTTGTGTTAGACATCGCTAGCGAGGGGCCAGAAAGAGGAAAGCGTTTAGATTTATCACGCTCTGATTTTGTACTGGTTTATGAGACTGCTCACAATGAGGAAGCACCAGATTTGTTCTATAACTTCGTTACCACTCGTGTTAATATCACTGTTGACGCACGTACATCGAAAAGCCGTTCTAGAATACAAAAGATGGAAAATGAAATACGCCGTTTGATACACGTTAGTAGAAAGGGGGATGGTGCTAACTTCGATAGGATGATGTTCAAGACAAGGACTGACTTGAGTGATAGAACTAAAAAGTTGTATAGAAACACTTTTCAAATTGAAGTAGTGACACTCGCAGAATTAATACCGTGAGGTGAAAAAGTATGCCAAGCACGTATTACAAGGGTGATGTTTCGGAAGTCACTATGGGGCACGAGACTGGTATATTTATTGAACATAATGAGCCTTGCACTTGGACAAACGCATACAGTACTTCTACTCCAGATTACAGCACTATTACATTCCTTGGTAACGGTAGTTCTACAAGTATATTCAAAAACGGAGTTGCTGGTCAATTACAAGTTCCACAGGGTATGTTGATTGGGTGTAGGTTTTCATTTCACTCTACAAGTGGTAACTATACTAGTCATAGTTACAAAGCAGATTCTTCTAAAGTTTTTACCATCATAGACCACGTTGCAGACAGTAGCAACAGGACTACGTTGACAATTGTCCCTGCAATCAAATCTGATTCATTGGCCTCTGCTTCTGGTGATGTTCTATTCATACACACCACTGGTGTACCTTCAATCGCTATCTTCCCCGGTGATGGGGTTTCTTACAATAATGCGGCTAACTCTGATGAGTGGTCTGGAATTGACCAATTTATTGGGTTGGCTAGTTTTATGACGTTACCAGACACAACAGTTGAACTTCATCAACACCATGTAGTTGGCTTAGGTAGACAAGCCACAATATTGCAACCCGGACGTTTGAATCATATGGGTGGTTCTATACAGATGCCTTTACACTCTCCTAGATGGTTATACTATGCGTTGGGTAGAGAGGTAGTCAATGCACATACAATGATTTCAAATTATTCTAAGGTTGGTGGAGGGAATGGTCTTGAGGCTACTATTGCTCCCGGACAAACTTATCTAGATATAGACAGCGTTACTTTTGGAGGAGATGTTACACTGACTACTGGTGATTACATACTGGTCAAAGACCAAACTCGTGCAGCCACCGTTTATCATAAGCAACCAGACGAGGGTAGTACAGACTTTTGGCCCGGTACTAACAATAGCAGTAGCAGTCTAGTATCTGATGCCCATCATTTTGAGGCTACAGAAACAAGCGAGATTAGAAGAGTAGTTGGCATAGAGGCGATTAGCACTGGTCACAGAGTGTACATAGATGACCCGTTTCATTTTCCTCACGATACTAGTGATTTGTTGTATCTATATAGATATGCGGCAGACCATTCTACAGGTAGTCCTGATGTTCAAACTGATAGGACAATAAGAAACCCAGTGCACAAATTGATATTTTCAGGAGACACTATACCTTCCTTTTGTATGGAACATTCTATCAGAAATAGAGATGTAGGTTCACATGGCTTTGAAGACGGCGGGGCTAATGCTCCCGGCAGTTCTACAGATAGTAAACAACTAACTCGTGTGTTCAAGGGTTGTAAGATAGCAGAGTGGGAAATATCATCTACAGTAGATGCAGAGTTAAAGTTCCGTTGTATATTTGATGCATTGGCTTGTTATACAGACACAGGTAGGTTAGAGACTTCCAGCCCGGGTGATAGGTATGTTGCTCACAGAATGTTCCAAAATACAGCAGAAACTGCCGTGAAGCGTAAAGATTCAGGCATTGCTCAAGGTAGTGAGAAGCCATTTATGTTTTACAACGGCTCGATAGAAATGTTTGGAGAAACTATCGCTAACGTTGCTGCTTTTGAATTAAGAGGTAAGACTGGTACAGAATTGTATCATATTACTCAAGGTAACCCTTTGGCTGACACCGTGAATAGCGATGGTAGAGTTATGAAACAGATACCCTATGGTGGTACCCGTAACGCTGCTATTATACGTGAAGGTCGTGAAGAGTTTGAGATGGAAGTAGATGTATATATTTCTGACCCATTACTATGGAATGAGTTGAGAACACACAGAAATGTGACTGGGACTGTCGGTGCAACTGGTGGAATCATGAACCTTTTCTTCACTAAGCCTACCACAGATAGCACTTACAGCACCCCTTCATTGAGAATATTAGTAGATGATTATGTTATTACAGAAGCACCAATACCTGTCCCAGATGACAAAGGTCTGCTACGCACTAAAATTAAACTTACTATGAAGAATGTTAAGGTGGTATCTTACGATACTATGTTCCACAGTTGAGGTATCGATATGTCAATGAAAAGACCTTACACTGTTCTAAAAATACCTTATACTGTTAAAGAGGTGGTAGAAGATATTGTTGAAGAAGTAATCGAGATTACTTTGGAAGAAAATACTATCTTTGACCCCGAAGCAGGTAAAGTTACTGAAAACCCATTTGATGAACAAATTTTACCTGATGCCCCAGAAGATATTACATTCATTAATGACTATGAATCTATGAAGGTTCAAGACTTGAAAGCAATTCTCAAACAAAGAAATCTACCTGTAAAGGGTAAAAAAGATGATTTGATTTTGAGATTGACATTATCCGATGCCGAAGCCACCGAACAGGTCTCTTTGGCAGAGGAAGAGGAGGACCCCGCTTGGGTACAGGCGGCTGCCTCCGTACTAAAAGAAGGAGTGAGTAAGTATGAAAAAGAACAGCCTGTTGAGGGCAACCGAATTGAAGAAACATGAAATAGACATATCAGGAACTAAACACGAAGTCTTTGTAAAAGACGTTACATTTCTTGATATGCAGATTGCAGCACAAGATTTAATGAAAGGAGATGGTATGGATTTACCTTCTTACTGGAAATATGTTTTCTCTAATTGGATATCTATTCCTCCTTTGACCGCAGAAGAAATGATAATGCTCAGCCCTGCTGCTGGAAAACAGATTAGTGAACTGGTGCCTTCACCAGAGGAGATGGTTGAGATGCTGGGTTTTTCCAAGGCGGAGTCAGGCTTGTGAAGGATTTTATCAATAGAAGAAAAATACCAGAGGAAGAAAGGCTTCGCTTAAACTTAGAATCAATGACTTATACAATAATGAAACATTACGGGTGGAATATCAACGAGGTAGAAAATATGAACATCAATCAAGTAAGACAAGCAGTTTCATGGGCTAATGCTATGATGGATAACGAAGCCCGACAAAATAAGGGAGAAGGGGTACACCTGAATTATGATAACGTCCCCAAGTTAGGTGAGTGAGATGGAAGAGAAAATAGACCCAAGAAGCGTAGATGCAATGAAATCATTCGCAGCATCTTTAGAAGAGGCTGATAACAAGTTCAAGTCGTTAGAAAGAAGAATGTCTAAGTTCAATACTGATATGGATACGATTCGTGCAAGAACTAGTGATTTTGGTCAGAGTATGAAAGAAATGACTAGAGTAGAATCTTTTGAAACATCACCTCAAATGAATGCAACTCAACCTAATTCTGCTATTGCTACACCCGCTCCTGTTTCGCCAGCAGGTAATACCATGGCTAGGAGCCCTACTGATTCTGTAAGTAAAGTAGAGATTGGTACAATCAGGATAGATGTAAGTGGGGTAACTGATAAAACTGACAAAGAAAAATTAGCCAGAGATATTAGTAACCGTGTCGCTAAAGAACTGAAAAGCAAGATGGGCGGACCTATGTCCAGTGGAGGATACAATCGAGGTGTTTGATGATGGTGGATAGTAGACTTACCAAGTTGCCTATTAGGTTAGTTCAAGAAAATGGTAATACCATTGCTTTGAACGTAACCTCATACAATGCGGTAGTTGACAGAAGCCATTCTCACATACCTATTCCTCTTAAAGGCGCACAATCTGTCGGTATAGATTTGAACATGCCTTCTATACAAATAGGTTTGACTGGAGTTATTACAGATGATGCTTCAACTAATGATGCTGGTAAAGGTGCTGTTGCG